CGCAACCAACCTAACCTTATTTTACCTAACCTTATAACCTTACCTTATGTCCAATGTCCAAGTTACTTACGTTGAAAAGAGCTCAAAACCCCTGGGACCAGTTCGATCAGATACTACAGGAGGAGATAAGACAGAACCCTATGACAAACATTCCTTCCTCAAAATTAGTCAAGGTGAAGCTGTCCAATTCCGATCCCAATACATTCTCGGCCCAGAGGGAATTGAAGCCATGCGAAAGCACTTTCACCATATTGCTGACAAAACAACGAGAGATGGATCCTCAAAGCTTGACTTATGTCAAGGATACAAACCACATCATCATCCAGTCGGGGCTTTATCAAGGTCGATAATGCACCACTATATCTACAACAAATACGAGTCCCGACATCGAGGAACAATGTTAGATATAGGCGGTTCACTTATTCGCCTTAAAACGATGCGCGACAATGACGGAAAGCCCTTTGTTAAGAGAGTTACTAGCCTGTGCCCTGTCCTCGATATTCGAGATAGAATGAGGAAGATTGCACACGCTAGATCGGAACTGAGTGATTGTGTGTTTTGTGAGTGCGCTGCAGCATATGGGAGAGAGCGCTGTGCCACGTGTAGTAGTGACTTTAACGTCATAACATCAATAGATAGTTGCTACTACCCTGGAGTTTTAGATGAAATGTTTGAAAGATGTGCCAAAGATAAAGAACAGAAAACAATCGGTTATGTTGCCTTCAACGACTATGATTCAGCTTTAAGAAACACCGGTGTTCACGGAGGTGCGTGTGACGGTGAAAGCATGTATAGTATAATAGATAACATTGTTCGATCAAATGTTAAAGGAAATGTATCTATGTACGAACATGGCTTTATAAACACTTCGGATAGTCGCAGCTGGCAGTATAAACTAAAATACAAAGATGAAGAAATTGTTGCTGTTTTTGAAGAGTTGGAAGTTATTATGAATGGAGCTATACCTTACAGATTATGTCGAGTTTTCGCTTGGCTAGCCGACACTTTGGGTGATGAATCAGGGGGTGCCAAGAACATACCAGTTTTCACTGATCTGTTCAAGAAACCTTTTGTGCCAGAGCCTGTTGTAGAGCTAGATGACAGCAACGATGGTGTTGAAGACACCATGAGATTGATGGCGTCCGGGGGCCCAATTCCCCAGACAAATGCCATGTGTGAACCCACAGTGTTACCCAAGTACATTCCCGGCCTAACCCCAGTGTTAACGCCACCCAAGTCCCCACTTTCAACCGCCTCTCAATCATCTGCTCTTAGTGATGATTTCTTTAAGATCAAAGAGTACCACGGTAGAACTGTTGATTTCCAAAATGTCACAGGACTCGATCTTACGAACAGGAAAGAACAATACTATAAGCAGATAACTGTCTGGAATAATTTGCTTGATAAATTTAAGAAATGGCAGGATGATGAAGAAGACCACAACGCCTTGATAACCCAGTTTGTTCAAGATGGAACGACTTATGTCCAACTATCTTTGAAGAACAAACCCTCCATGTTTGATTGGCTAATGTGCAGATCCGGAGTCAGAAAAGGCAACACTTATGCTGCCCCACTGAAATTGGTTATGCACTATTTGTTGGTCGTTGGAGTCAAGACCGATGCCACATCCCTGATGTATGCAAATTTATCCGACATGAAGACCCGCATGCGAGAGAGTAGCCTAGAGGTAATGGATACCGAAAATGGATCCGAAGCCCTCATCATAGCTAGTGAATTTTTGGCACAGCAGAAACGGAGATTGCTGAAGTACCAAAGTAGCAGCGACAATTATAAGTCAGTCGCTGCATTGAAGAAAACGAAATAAACGGAAACTAGAGGGATCATAACGGATCCCTCGAACACAGGAGCGGACCCTGTTCTCTGTCTCACCAGCTCTTGTGTTACTATTCCTGAACGATTGCAGCCAGATAAAGTCTTAGGATTTTATCCAGCTAATATCCAAGGGAAAGGTGATTTTGAGAACTGGAAGACAGGAGAAGTTCCGTGTTTCGTTAAGGATGATCACATTGGCGCTAAGCAAATTTTCCCAATCTTTACACATGATGAATTTAGAACCCCAACTATCAAGCACCATTGTCCAAAGACAACCTTAGCTGCTTCCCTAAGAGCCTGTTCGAACAAAGTTCAGGCTGAACCAAAGAACATGACTGGTTTTTCAAAATGGTTTGAAGAAGAGTACATTCCTATGTTCTTGGGATTCATGGACAAAGAAGAAGTTAAGGTCAACTTAGACGATTGGCTAGATAGTGGCCGCTACCCGATAGTGTACAGAAATAAGTTAAGGAAATCTTTCACTTTTGATAAATATACCCACCGTAAGTTGAGATATGATTCATTCCCGAAAATTGAAATGCAACATACGGCTGTCGCTCACTGGTTAAAAGACACATTCAAGAACACAGTGAAGGAGAGACAGATCAGCAGTCCCAGTGATGAGAAAAAGTGTCTTGCCAATGCATTTATTAATGCTTTGGAAGGAGTCGCACATAGACACTTCAAACATTACTGTGGACGGAAAGATTGGATGCAAACTAGCAAGAGTGTTGAAGACGCATTGATGAGCATAGCGTCTATCCTGTTCTTTGAAGCTGACGGAAGTGGTTTTGACATGTCACAGTTAAAGGATCACAATAAGTTGATGAATTCACTTATTATGGCATGTGCAAAACATAGAAATGTGGTGTTTGATGAACCACTCAATGTAGAAGGTG